GCTCATGGTATATCGCTTCGATAAGGAAGGTGTGGCGTACAGACGCAGGCCGGAAATTTATACGCGCGCGGATTCTGGAAAAAGGAAAAATAAACTTTTGAGCGAGCAAGTAGAAGAACTTAAATTTAATTAATAAAACATTCAAAAGTTGAAATAATAATTTAAGTTGAGCTTCTAAAAAAGATTAGGGAAGAATGGAAATCAAAAAAGTATTACTTTCAGAAGTGAAGCCTTACGCGAAAAATTCGCGCAAACATGATCAAAAACAAATTGACATGATAGCGCAAAGCATCAAAGATTTTGGCTTTAATCAACCAATAGTGGTTGATGAAAAAAGCGAAATCGTTGTAGGACACGGGCGTTTTTTAGCAGCGACGAAATTAAAACTTAAAGAAATTCCTTGTCTTGTTGTGACAAATCTTTCTGAAACGCAGAAAAGAGCATATAGAATTTTAGATAACAAACTACAAGACGACAGCCAGTGGGAATTCGAGAACTTCCTAGCGGAGCTTGAAGAGCTGCAAGTAGAGAATTTCGACTTAGTAGCATGGGGATTGGAAAATTTTATTAACAACGATGGAGAATTAGTAAACGAAGAAGTCGATATGGAAAATATTCATGATGAAATGGTGTTGAAGGTGATATTTACTCAAGATGAATATCAACATGTAATAAAGAAACTAAGAAGTGTTGATGTGAATTTGAAAAGAGCTTTACTGACACTAACAGAATATAATGTTTGATTACGATTGGACGTTTAAAGACTATCCTACCGAATGCAATAAAAAGAAAGTTTTTGGTGCGTTCTCCTGCGGGGGTGGTTCAACTATGGGTTTTAAATTAGCTGGTTTTGAGCATTTGGGTGGAATCGAAATTGATAAAAAATTTGCAAAAACATATTTAAAAAATCATAACCCGAGATTTTTTTATAATGAAGACATACGAAAATTTAATACAAGAAAAGATCTCCCTGAAGATTTGTATGATTTAGATATCTTGGAAGGTTCTCCACCCTGTAGCTCGTTTTCAATGTCAGGAAATAGAGAGAAAGATTGGGGGAAAAAGAAAAAATTTGCAGAAGGGCAAGAATTACAGACACTCGACGATTTATTTTTTCACTTTATTGAGTTGGCGAATATTTTAAAACCCAAAATCATAATAGCGGAAAACGTGAGAGGCATGTTATTTGGAAATGCGAAAGCTTATTTATATAATATAAACGTAAAGTTAAAACAGATCGGTTATATCGTACAAGTATTCTTATTAAATAGCGCAACAATGGGAGTTCTACAAGCAAGGCAAAGAGTTTTTATTATCGCTAGTAGAAAAGACTTAAAGCTTCCCTCTTTGAAATTATCTTTCAATCAAAAACCTATTCCATATAAAGATATTGAATATAGTAATTTTGAAAATAAACTCCCTAAGTTTTTGATTAAAAATTATGATAGGTGTAAAGTTGGAAAATCGTTTTCTAGTGTTACTCCCAAGGGAAGTCTTTTTAATTGGGTTAAATGTCATCCTCAAAAATCTTTAAATACAATAACAGCGAAGAATTGTTTAGTAAATTATAGAGAGAGAAGATTGTTATGTAATCGGGAATTAACGTTAGGGAGCTCTTTCCCATTAGATTATGATTTTTGTAACGTATCACCAGTTAAAATTTTAGGTATGAGTGTGCCGCCGGTAATGATAGCAAGTATAGCCAGGGAAGTTTATACGCAATGGTTCAAATGAAGAAGAAGAATTTAAAACAAGAACGAGTTTGGACGAACCAAGAAAGATTGCTCATAAAATTCATGGCCATGGCGGGAGTCCCACGCGCGCAAATTGCGAAATATTTCAAAACTCGCAAAGACACTCTTCTTAGAGAGTGCAGAGAAGAGCTTGAAGATGGCGTATACAGCTGCAATGCGCAAATTGTTGGCGCACTCTTTAAGAGTGCCATGAAGGGGAACGTTGCAGCTCAGATCTTTTGGTGCAAAACTAGACTTGGATGGAGAGAGAAATCAGAAATTGAGCACACGGGAAGCATCACGCCAGTTTTAAATCTCATTCGGGCGGAAACAAATATTAATGACGCAACAAACGGGAACAACAAAAGAGGACGCGAGCAAAGCCGAGATATTCATTAAACCTTTTCCTCGGCAACAAAGACTCATAGATACGCTAGCAACTGAGGTGCTTTTTGGAGGAGCATCAGAGGGTGGAAAATCTGTAGCTATTCGCCTAGCTGTGATCCTTTGGTGCAGCTTTATTCCTGGGCTACAAGTAGAAATTTATCGAAAATTTTACAAAGACGTTATTAAAAATCACATGACCGGCGAGTTGAGTTTTAAATTTTTACTCGCGGAATGGGTGAAGAAGAAAATAATAACGATCACAGAGAATCAAGTTAGGTGGGAGAAGACAGGATCTTTAATAACGCTTGGGCAGTTACGAACAGAAGAAGACGCAGAGAAAGCCCAAGGGATTGCAAAGCATATTTTAGTAATCGACGAAGCAACGCAAATAAAAAAAAAACATATTCAAGACGTCCGCGGGTGGGTGCGTATGTCAAAAACAATGACAGCAATGTTACCGGTGTATTTAAAGGATCTTTATTACTTTTACACTCCCGAACAAATCATGGGTATGTTTCCAAGAATCATTCACTCAGGGAATCCTATAGGTACATCGGTAGGGTACTTCAGACGGCAGTTTGTTTTGCCGCATCCCAATGAGACAATTTTTAGAGCAGTGGATGAAGAGGGAGGATTTTTACGTCAGTTTCTGCCTTCCCGCATCGATGATAATCCAGCAGCAGACAAAGAGGCGCAACGTAGAAGGTTATCAGGCTTTGGGGTGAAAGTTGCAAAAGCACTTATTGAGGGCGATTGGACAGCGCCGGGCGGTGATTTTTATCCGGAGTGGGACGAAGAGCGGCATGTCATATTATCATTTAGAGTTCCAAAATATTGGTTCAAGTTTCGCACACTCGATCTCGGATATGCAGAGCCGACAGTTTGCTTGTGGTGGTGCGTATCGGACGGAGAGGAGTTTGAAGATCAGCAAGGGCGTTTGCGGTGGTTTCCAAGAGGCGCTCTTATTTGCTATCGCGAGTGGAATATCTGCGACATAGAGGAACCGGAAAAAGGACTCAGACTAAGAAATAAAGACATAGCGCTTGGAATTTTACAACGCACACCAGAGGCAACATCAGGCATCACACTAACTGACTCACTTCCCTTTCAAGATCGTGGCATGGGAGAAAAGAAGAATGTTAGAAAAATCAAAGACGAGTTCGCAGACGAAGGGGTGCTTTTAAGAAAAGCAAATACGGCTCGCATACATGGATGGTCACTCTTACGTGATAGGCTGATAGGCGTACCAATTGCAGAGGGGTGTAACATCGCGATGATTTATTTTTTTGAAAATTGCGAAGCGTGTAGAGAGTACATACCGATGCTAACTTACAGCGAAAGAGAGGAAAATCAAGAAGATGCGCAAGATCACGGGGAAGCGACACACACATGCGACGCGGTGCGGTACGCATGTACTGCTCTACCGCCGGTTATGGCTCAGAAGCGAGTGACAAAAGAGGACTTGCAAAGAGAGGCCGAGCAAAACATAATGACGTTCGCAGGAGCAAGGAAATCAGTAAGAAAGGCGCGGAGACGTGGCACAAAATAAAATGACCGAAGAAATCATAGAAACGACGGATGATGATGGCCCGGATTATGCGAGTGCTAGATACTGGACCAGGCGCGCCAAAGAAACAGAAGAGATATTTAAAAATAAATTTTGGAAAGCAGCAAAAGAAGCTTGGGCGGAATATGAATTAAGTGAATCAGAAAGCGAAGCTTCAGAAGCAGGGACAGGAGCTAAGGTAACGTATGCAAAATTATTCCCCATATATTGGTCGTCAATAAAAACTCTCAGACCTGCGTATTACTCGCGCACACCGATTCCTATTGCGCCAACGCGTTATGGTTTACAAGATGTTGTAGCACGTACTGGATCGGTACTACTGGAGCGCCTCGGAAAATATGCGCTTGAAGTCACAGAATTTGATGAAGTGATGAGAGACACTACATTAGAATTTATAATTTCGGATGTGGCTACAGCAAGAGTTATGCTAGATGGGGATGAGACGGCGAGATCAATCCCTATCTTTAAAGCCGAAAATGGACAGTATGTAACTCAAAATGGGCAATTGTATGAGGGGGAAAATATTGGCCAAGACGAAGATTCAGGCGCTTGGTACGGAGAAGAGAAGTATTGGGAAAATAAAAAATGTTACCCCGTGGCTCTCTCCTTTGATGATTTCATGTGGACAGCGGAAGCAACGAGCAAGGAGACGATAGAAGAAGAGTATTTTCGATTTTGTTATTCAGAACAGGAAGCTTACGCAGAATTTACGGAAGTTGACAGAGACACGCTTCGCGGTTCGATGAGAGGATATGGGAAGAAAGAAGAGAATCAGGGAAAGTTTAACTCTGAAGGAGACACGGAACTTTTTTTGCATGGCTGGGAAATATGGCACAAGAAAACTAAGACCATTATTTTCATTTCGGATGATTATAAAAATCCGGACGACAAGCCGCTTAAGCTAACTGAGGATCGGTATAAGCTGAAGGACTTTTTTCCGGCCCCGTGCCCGATAGTAGGAACGAAAAAGCGTAAAAGTCTTTTTGGAATCCCCTCTTACAGATACTTGAAACCGATGTGCGATCACATGCACGAGATCGGAATGCGAATTTACAAACTCACAGCATCAATTAGACGTCGCTTTATCGCAGACAAGGCACATCAAAACGATCTTATTAATTTGATCGAAGATGCAGAAGAGAGTGAGTACATTTTTATCAAGGGATTAATGGACATAGTAGAGAAGGGAGGTATCCAAAACTTAATTCAAGTTCTTCCTGTCGGCGAACTTGCCCAATCGATAGTTGAGCTTGCAAATATTCACGAAAAATACAAACAAGAATTTTATGAGATCTATGGCATCCCGGATGTTATTAGAGGAGCGAGTGACCCTCTTGAAACTGCGAAGGCGCAAGAAATCAAGTCATTTTCTGCAACGAACAGATTTCGCGACCAAATGAATCAAGTAGCAAAATTCTCAAGAGATTTACTTGAACTTTTACTCGATCTTAAACTAGGTGCGTACACAGTAGAAGAGATTCACAAAATTTGTGCTGTTAGGTACATGGATATGGAGGATCAACAGAGGTTTCCCGCGGCATATAGTTTAATCACAAATGACGATGAGAGAATAATAAGAATAGATATTGAAACA